TGCCTTGCAAAGTTTTTTAAATTCCTTTAATTCTTGTGGGCTGAAATACAGTATTGTCGTAGTTATTTCAGTTTCATCTATTGGGCTATTGTCAACACCCCAGTCATCTTCAAATAGTTTCATTACGGTTTGTTTATTACATCTTCATCTAAATCCATACTCAAGGCATCCTCTATTTCTTCTATAGTTTTACCTTGGAACTTTGTTTTATAAACTTCAATAGCTTTGTAAAACTTCTCCTCACCGCTTTCAATTAACTCTCTACTTGCATACCGTATTCCAACCCTGCTATTCATTTTGTTTAAAGGTATCCAAGCGAAGTAATCACGCTCAAAAAGCTGGCAATATATAAAAGCCTGTAAGTCATAATTCATATCCCTTACCTTCCACCAATTGAATCCGCTAGGGTTTACTCTTGTAGTTTTAAGGTCGTACAAACATTCATCGTCAATCATATCAGCTTTGCCCCTTATTGGGATCCCTAACAGCTCTTTTATTGCAGGTATTTCAACTTCACAATTCTTTCTAATTTGCTTTAACTTTTCTTTATTGTTTAGCCTGTCAATATAGTGTTCGGCTATACGCTGCTCTTTTTCTTTAAATACATTTTGAGCGCCGTATTCCTGCACCGCTTCAGTATAAGCTTTAGAGTTAGTTCTTTCGGTGTCTACAAACTTTAATGAATAAAACTTTTTAGGTTCTAGGTAAGCCCAATGAACAAGCTTACCCATTCTAAGCGCATCGCTTTCCTTTTGTTTTTTACCTTTTAAATACCTAAGGAAATCCTCTTGTGAATCTAACAATTGACTTAGGCTACTTGTGCTAAGAGCCTTGTCTACGCCTAGTGTGTTATAATAAAAGTTGTCATCGTACATTTGCGTTATCAACTCTTCTTTAAGCCAGCTATCGCCGTTTAATAATGTTATCATTTTAATAGTATTTACTTGATTCAATTACTGATTTATTAAAGGCGTGTACTCTTTCCCTGTACTTTTTGTCAGTGCAGTATTTTCGCATCGCCCTTGAACTTGTACACTCACCCCATTTTTTTTCAAACTCGTTTACATCATCTAGCTTTTTTGCCAGCCTTTTGTTAAACTCTAGTTCATATCTTCTTTGCTGGTAGGTTAACAAGTTGTCGTCATTCATACCTTTTATCAATTCAGACATTGTGTAATCTGCGTATATCATATCCCAATAGCTCATCTTTTCTCAAGTACTAAGGTTATGACCTCTAAAGTTCTAAGGTCGTGCGAGTTTTTTTGTTCCTTACCTTCAATGTGATATTTTAAATCAAAAATATCTTTTGTTGGCCACTCGTTAAAAAGTTGTTCGTGTACTACTCTATTATATTTGTTCATTTGTTTTTGTTTTACTTTGTAAAAATAGTAAACATTTTTTAAACAAACAAATAAAAATTAAATTACTTTACAATCCTAAACCAATTTTAGTTTTTAGTAATTTTATTTCTCCCTGTAACTCAGCAATTTTATTTTCAGCTGTTTGGGCTCTTGTTATTGCCCTTAACTTGTCAGATCTATATTGTGTTATTATAGTCTCTATATGTTCTGCGTTTGTTATAAGGCTATGAACGTAAAGCCCGATACTTTGCCAGCATTTATACATTTTATTAACTGGTGTGCTATTTGGCTTCGCTTTTTTTGCTTTAATTATTAACTCACCAACTAAATTAAAGTCAGCATAATATTCAGCTTCTTGCATTAAGTGTATTTTCTTTTCTGTCGTGTTCATTGTTAAATTATTTCGGCTTCATTTACAGGTAGCATAAAAATCTCCTTAGGTATTAAAGCCCTATTACTAAAATCTGTTGTTCTGTTTAAATACTTTGTTTCCCATATTGGTTCAAAATTACTTAAATTAAATCTATAAACCCCTTTAGGCGTTGAATTAATATATATAGGTACATCGTTATTTTCTTTACATTTATTTATAATAGCCTCATACTTAGGTTTTTCTATTATCAATGTATCATAATGTACACGCCTACACTTTAGTTCAATCCTGTGCTTAGTTGCTGGGCTATAACAATCCCATTTTGACATCTGTTTCTTTGCCTTAACTAAATCAGGATAACAACAATCTGTTATATATATAAAAAGCGCTTGCTCTTTCAATTATTCGTAGTGTTTGTATATTGTTTTTAATTTTGCCCAAACCCCATTCACAAAACAACTGTCGCAGGCTGTGGCCTGTTTGTTGTCATTAAATACCCTGTTATATATACTAAGTAATTTAGGCACGTCATCACGCTCTATTCTACTTGTTACTTCTTTAATCTTTTGGCCTATAAAATTAAACTCTTCTTCAGTAAAACAATTAGGCCTATAATATGGAAATATTTTATTTAATTTGTCTTTCCTTTCGTCACAGCCACAATCTTCTCCTGCTAAAAACTTAACAGCTTTTTCTATTCCAGTTGCCTTAGTTATTTTAGCAACCGTATCTCCTACGCCTTTACTGTCATTATCATACCTTTTTTTCCAATCTTTATATTCTTTAGTGCGCTTGTCTTTTGGCTTTTCCATATTGTTATTTTAATAATTCATAATCTTCATTCTTGAAATCTTCATAATCTTCAGCTAATTTATTCTTTAATATTTGTTTTATATTTTTTAAAGAATTAAAAATACTTACCCAGCTTATATTAGTTTCAGCTGCAATCTTTCTAATTGACATATCTGTCTGGCTATACAACTTCCAAAGCTTTCTGTCATACCAATTAAAATCTTCCATACTCTTATCAACAAGTTGTAAAAAAGAACCATAAGCTATTTCCTCATCCATTTCAATATTGTCTGGTATTTGCGACGTATATTCTTCATCATCAATACTTGTAACCTGTATTCGTTTTTTAATTTTGTGATATTGATAAAATACAGAGCGCAAAGTATAAAACATATATCCCTGATTAACCCTGCCATTATGTACAATACTTTCTTCATCTGTGTATTTGTATAAAACCATATAAGCCTCTTGAACTATATCTTCAGCGACATTAGTTTTACCAAATGAATTAACAATTTTAATCCACTTTTTGTGATCTTTGGCTGCATATTTTAACCATCCTGCTCCTCTACCCATATTATATTGATGCTAAATAAAAAAAACAGGAACTGTATTGTGTATTCATTTTCTCCTAAATATTCGTCTTTATGGTACAATGCTCCAAACATCATACCTTTTATCGGACTTATTATAATATCTGCTTTATTTATATGAGCAAACACTATACAAATTAATAATAAAACAATGAAAAAACCAATTATTATCAAAATTGTAAGTCTTTTACCTTATTGCGTGTTAATAAATCTTTGCCCATAAATTCAAAACCTACATTATTAACTTTCATTCTTAACTTTATTGGCTCATCAAAAGGTGTTGGCCTGCCTCCTGTTTCATTTTCTTTTACTTTTAATATACTCAACACACTATACATCCAATCGGTTGAGCTACCTGTATATCTATGAATACAAATAATGTCATCAGAACGGTTACCCCACTTTCCACCGCCTTCAACGTCGCCCATTGTAAGAGGCTTTGGTAAACCTTGGTATTCGTGTCCAGCTGGGTGTACCTGCCTCAAGGCATTTGTAACTCCGTGAGCATTTAAAAATACTGTTACATCTTGCTTTTTTGCAAACAACCTAAACTCACTCGCTACTTGGTAGTCATAGTCGTGTGAATTACCTGTTAGCTTTTGTAGTTTAGCGTCTTTACTCAAGCTGTTATAAGGGTCTATTAAAAGCGCGTCATAATTCCAAGCGTCTTTAACTGCTTCAGCTTCTTTTATTAACTGCTTATAAGTGTAAAGTTCTTCAACGTCTATTATTTTAAAATGCTCATTACACCAGTTAATCGCTTCGCTAATTAACGTTTCATTTGCTTCTTGTATTGGCAAAGCCATTTTAAATTCAATTATTTTCCTTACAATGCTTTGGGGTGTGTTTTCGCTAGACCAAACTAAAAATTTTAAATTGTGTTTTATAGCCCATAAAACAAACAAGTAAATTATAATTGTTGTCTTACCTACGTTGGCGTGACCTATAATTAAATTAAAATTCGCTTTTTTAAAACGCAGGTATTCATCTATTTCAGGTATGCCTATTTTTAAACCTTCTTTTATTCTACCATATTTTATATCTAATATTTTTTCTTGTATGTCCTTTGTCGTTGCTATCATATTGCCTTTGTTATTTGTCTATATTTTTTCTCAACTTCACTTGAATTAACTTCCCTCTTTTCAACTTTGTAGCCTGTAATAGCGTTTATATTATAGTTCCAAAAGTCATCAGGAAAAGGGTCACCCACTATATATTTTTTAAACATAAAAAAAAGGGGCGTTAAGCCACCTGTATTTAATTAAAATTCAAAATTATCATCTCTAGCAGGGTTTTGATCTGCGCTTGTAACTTCATCATCTGGGTTGCTAACTTTCCAGCCTGTTATATTAGTGTAGTATTTACCGTTATACTCTTTTCCGTTTAAGTTAATTGCTACTTTAACTTCACTATCTACTTTAAAATC